CTACTATACATATAAAATACGAAACCAATTTAAGCCTTACACTTTGACGTTTAATCCAGAGCATAGTTGTGTGCAGTAAGTGTCTGACCTAACCATTCAACATTGAAAGTACTTTAAGTTAGTCATCATTTGTTGGACAGAGCTGAAGTCCACACCGAACCAATACGGTGCCGTTTTGCTAAGTCGGACAATTTCTAAGCCTTGGCGTAGTGCCACCAAATAGCACCCCCCCCCAAAACACCCATTGAGTAAATATATATCTTTAAAAAACCAAAAAAAAATAAAAAATCTACTTAAACACAAAAATATTTCTTTTCTTTTAGTTATGAGTTATCATTGGGGCAGTTCCCTTACTAGGCCGCACCTTTTCTTGGTGGACGGTAAACCGTGCATCGTTTCAGATGCAAAAAATGTCTTAACCATCTGCCCACCCAAATTATTGACCCGTAGGGTTGCTCACCTCTACCCTTTCAACAACCATGAGTTTGACAACATACTCGATCGCAACCCGATTGAAATTGTAAATGCCTACTCTAAGATATATGACGATTCTACTAGTGGCGGTCTTCATCGAGGTAACGTTAGCCTCGATGCACTCCGGGAATATAGTCGACACATTTTTGCGTCGATCTTTAGTCCAAAATCTGTTATAGCGTCAGTACATTGCCACGTTGGTGTTGATTCCCATATGGTGATCAGGACTAACGATGGTCTTCCCCATGTACTTGAAACTGGTTCCAAATTTCGCGTCCATATGATTGGGGGCAAAGCCGTCCTTTGTAGTTCTACCCCAAGCTCAGAATGTTTCTGTCATTACACAACTTCTGTTGGCTTTGGTATAGGTCCCAACAGGTATGGTTACATGCAACTGAGTCCCCATCCTTTTGGTAGCGCTCAACATTTTGATCATATCCCAGATCAATCTTACCGAATCTTACTCTCTATTGAGAGTTACCTACGCCAATCGCCAAACTTGGCTAATCCCGATTACTTTGATTTACTTTTAGCAAATGAAAAAATCACTGGGAAAAACTTCAAAAAAAACACAAAAATCTTTGTCACTGACTTTGATGACATTGGATGTGAACCATCCAAGGTAACATCATATGCCAACCAAAAAAATTTGAATTCACATGTTTCCGTTTCTTTTTGTTTTCCTCGTTCCACCTTTTCTACTGGTGCCATCGATCTTGATGTTATCCTGTGTTTAATCGATAGCTTTAAGGTTAGTGTTTCTCAGCCTATTCTAGCTCATTCGCCCGGTTTCTTCACATTTGGCACTGCATCGAATCCCATAGTTGCCTCCCTTGATGATGAAACCAAGGATCTTCTAGCCCGCTGTGTCACTGCTGCATCTGATATAGCCTCTAGCATTTCATCGACTGCTGATGGGATCCCCTCTTTGATAGTTGAACATGCTCCACGTGTTGGTATACTTATCCTAGCATTCTTTGCTTGCAAAAGATTGCTTGAGAACCTCACGTCCAACATCGTTGATGGATTGACTCAACGGATTATGGATTTTGTCAATTCCATCATTGGAGTTGTTGTATCACCATTTGAAATCCCCATCATTGCACACACTGGGGATTCAACCGACTCTGGCATTCCCTGGTCTAATATTCTCAGCACCACTCTAGGCGCAGTGTATTTTTCCATTACTGGTAGGAGCTCTAAGGGCATCAACTTCAAAGATAGTATCAAGTTCCTGTCCGACCTACCCAAAGCCGCAGACGGGATCTCCAAAGTTTTCGAGGCCTTTTTGAAAGTGCTTAGATATGCTTATGATCGTGTTAAGTGCTACATTCACGGTGAGACCTATGTGGCTGAGATGAAGACCATCTATCCCACGGTTCAACGCTTCTACGATAGGGCATTGGAGGTCATTGCCAAGAGTGATGCCAAACAGTTAGACGTCAACGTTTACAATTACACCACTCTCAATTCCATACTTTGTGATGGTAGGACCATATGTTCTTTCGGCAAGTTTGGGCCCGACACTTCGTCCATTGTTGCCAATGTCAAGTACCTCCTCAACATCATAGAGAAGGTTAGGTCACCATTTGTCAGGTCAACCATCATGGGTGAATTTACGCGTATGGAGCCTTTGACCATATTGCTTCGTGGCGCCTCCGGAGTTGGTAAGTCAGTGATGACTGAACCATTCATAACTCGCCTTCTCGCCCGTATACTTCCCAAGGACATGCTCGGCGAGTTCGAGAAGCGCCCTACTGAGTATATTTACAATCGCATGCCTGAGCATGCTTATTGGGATGGATATCAGGGCCAAATGGTTACAGTTTTTGATGACATGGGTCAGTGTGTTGATGTTGCGGGTAATCCCGATAACGAATACATGTCCATAATCCGTGCCACCAACATCTTTCCATATGCTCTTCATATGGCTTCTCTTGAGGAGAAAGGTTCTACCCTTTTCACTTCTAAGATAGTCATATGTACGACGAACAGTAAAACTTTCACTCATGTGCAGTCCATTCACCATAAGGAGGCCTTGATTCGTCGCTTCGACCTCATCGTTGATGTTGATGTTAATCGGGCTGTGGACGAGATCACTGGCGAGTATAAGTATGCTGTCCAGCGCCCTGGTTGTGACGAGTTCAAGGTTAGAAAGGACATCGCTTACACCGACGACGTCTGGCGTTTTCATGAGATGACCAATGTACGGGTCGATCATTCTGGTATGGTTGCTCATACGTTCACTTTCCCTGGCATCATAAAGCGTGCTGTTGGTCTTTACAACAGTAAACTAGAAAAGGTCCAGATGATAAGTGCTGCAACAAGACTAGACCTCGAGAAAGAGATAGTTGATCGTCTTGCTGGCATCCCTATGATCGATCTGGATGACTATGATCTGAATTATGGTGCTGCCTATTGTACCATGGACAATCCTTGTGGTTTGGACACCTGCAATGATTGTTACATACCGGTTCCCGGCCAGGTCCCCAATTATTATTATGATAGTGAGGGTGATGAAATCGACGATGAGCGTTCTGTTTACACCGATGCTAGGGATGATGGACCACCCCCCGGCCCCAAGTTGCCACTTACGAAGGAGCAGATGCTACTTGCTGGTTGCAAGCCTATGGTCAATGGCATTGCTCCTCAGGTGCACCTGGATAGTCTAAAGGATTTCGTGCTTTTCCGCACCAAGCAGGGTCTGAATTTCTGTTCAGATACTATAGGTCCTTACCTTGACTGGCTCCATCTCAAACGGAACGAGCAGTATCACAAGCTGGCAACTCTTGCCAGTGAGTGTCAGGTTGATCTTGTGTCAATGTTCTCCACTGTGTTGTCCAACTCGAGGGCTATATTTGAACGCTTTGAGCGATCCTTCAAAGAAGCCCTCAATAGTGTGATTACTAATTACCCACTCTTGACAGCATGTGGCACAATCATAACCATTATTGGTGCTTATTCCGTTTGTTCTAGCTTGTTTTCACCTACGGTTCACCCCGAAAGTAATCCCAGCCTGAACAAGAAACAGTCTCATCGTGGCCGTGTTGGTAAGAATAAGGGTCACAGAATGGGCTTTGAGGATGATGACGGTTACGGAATTATCCCACAAGGTCCTCTGGATGATAGTGTTGAAGCCCGAATTCGCAAGATAATCAACAGGTCTTATCTGACATTTGTTCTACCGCGCGCCTCCAGTAAGTCTGGGACTATTCTCATGGTTTCGGGCTCACTAGGACTTCTGCCGCATCATTATTGGGCAGAGCTTGAGCACGGTTTGGCCAAAGGTAGGTACAAGCCAAGTGATTTCATTGAGTTTTACAAAACTTCCGGCACTTGCATTAAGACTTGCACTGTTAAAGAGTTTTTGGAGGCGCCTAGGAAGAAGTTCCAGGAGAAGGACCTGTGCATGTTCGAGTTGCCTGGTAAGATGGTTGTGTTCCCTAATATCATCAATCATATTGCTAGTATAACTAGGATTGAGGAACTCAGGAAAGTCAAGGCTGTGGTGTTACTCTCTGAGCCCTTTGATGATGATTTAGATGGTTTGAGGGAAATACCGATTGAAGTGACGATTGGTCCTGCCTGGCTCCCTTACACTAGTTCTTCTGGTTTGAAGCTAGGCACCCCCTCGTCCTACAAGTATCATTCTGACACGTCCCCTGGTGACTGTGGTAGTTGTTCCATTCTCACCGACACCAAACATGCTAAGAATGGTTTGATTTTTGGCATGCACGTGGCTGGTCAAGACTCCCTGACCTCCATTGGTGTTGGTTACGGTGTGATGTTTCATAGAGAAGAGGTTTCTGATATGTTTGAGAGCTTTGCTAAGCTTTCTGCTCAGGGCCCTCCTATCCCGGTGGATCTTGTCACCGGTGAGTTGCCTGACACCTCCTTGGAGCAAGCCTTTACGGTGCTTGGTAGGGTCTCCAAGCAGCCTTCCAGGGTCACCAAGTCCTCACTCCAGAAGATCCCTCACATGTTTGAGTGTCTTGGGCCTACTTCCAAGGTCCCCGCATGTCTTGGTGTGGTTAACATTGGCGGCGATCGCGTTGACCCAATGAAGAAATCTATAATGAAGTATGCCGGCACTACCCCTGCCATAAACAAGAAGATTGTTCAGTATGCATCAACTTACTACTATTCATACCTTTTGACAGAATCAAAGGTCGATGTCACTCGTGACGTATTATCCTATGAATCAGCCGTGAAAGGAGAGGATGGTGTTCCGTATCTTGATGCTATAAATCGTAGGACAAGTCCAGGTTACCCCATGAACTTGGTCCGTCCTATTGGTAGTAAGGGTAAGCGTTGGTGGCTTGGAGAAGATGAGGACTTCAATTTCAACTCCAAAGATGCTATCAAGCTCAGACTGAACGTAGAGGACATCATCTCCAAAGCCAAGAGTGGTGTCAGGTCTTCGCACATTTATATGGATTGTCTTAAAGATGAGCTTCGGCCCATCCAAAAAGTTGCTGAGGGTAAGACTAGACTCATATCTGCTGCCCCATTACCATATGTCATAGCTTGTAGGCAATATTTCTTATCATTCTCTAGGTGGATGATGATGAATAGGGTCAACAATGGTGTGGCTGTTGGTGTGAATCCCTTTTCGAAGGATTGGGACCATATGGTGCACCAATTGCAGTCAAAAGGTAGAAATTTGATTGCTGGTGATTTCAGTGCTTGGGACTCCACAATGTATAGTGAGGTTGGTGAATCCATCATCGATATGATCAACGAGTGGTACAATGATTCAGAGGAAAGTAAAACTGTGCGTCGTGTATTGTTCATGGAGATGTATTCGTCAGTGCACCTTTTCAGAGATATACTCTATGTCTGGCACAAAGGAATGCCTTCCGGCAACCCATTAACATCAATACTTAATTCCATTTACAATAACATAATCATCCGTTGCGCTTACATCATGGCCATGGAGTCTTTCGATTCTATAAAAGATTTTGACCATAATGTCTATATGTGTGCATATGGTGATGATAATGTGATTTCTGTGAGTGATAAAGTTAAAGATGTTTTCAATATGGGTGTTCTCACCGAGTGTCTTTCTGAATTTGGCATGACATATACTGACGACAACAAAAATTCTGGTAACGTTACTTTTCGGTCCATAGGTGAGATATCCTTCCTTAAGAGGGGGTTTGTGTTCAATGAGGCTCGTAATAAGTGGCTCGCGCCATTAGACTATGAGTCAATAAGGCACCAGATGTACTATTGTGACGACATGGACCGGGTTTGTGACATTTTGAAGCAATCTTATGATACTTTCTTGTTAGAACTTAGTTTGCACGGAGAGGAGGTTTTCGACAAAACCGTTAAACAAGTCGCCCCAATTTTAAAAGAACATTACATGATCGTGGCACCATCCACTGTCTCCGAGTTTCACTTGGACGCGGCTCTCGCGAGCCGTGATGTCTGGTATTAGCCTCTGATCTTTGCCCGACACGTATAAATACACTTTCTGGCCCCAAGTGTCGGGTATTATGCACTGGCCAATTGTACATATTCAATTTTTCTTTTCTGTTCTTAATTGTACACATGCCCTCATTATTTAATGTTACTAATCAAGATGGGCAGCGGCAATCCCGCAACATCTAGATACCAG